CTCCCGATCATCAGTTCTCTCAGTGCATCACAGGTGACCGAACCACCGTATCATATAGCGGCATACTCCCAGCCACATAAGAATGAAACACAGGTCGGTCACCTGTGGTCCAACAACACGTCAACCTAAAGTACACACGAAAGACACACATGATATCATTAGACATACAAACGAGCTACAACCTAGGTCAGGCTGGCGTTGACTTCAGCTGGACTATGGATGCATCCACCACTGTAAGCAATAAGAACGATAAGCACGAAACGCCTGACATTAGTGAAGACAAGGGTGGAGACTGAGGTCCCGATTTGTCTTTAAAAGAAATGACCCTTGTCCAGACAACAATCGCCTAATGTCTTTGAACCAGGTCATCCCTACGCTTTACTCTTAGATCACCACGAAAGGTCAACGGATAGTGTATCCGATGACATATGCTAACCAATGATATCAATGACTTAAGTATAATCTAATAGAATGAATGTCTTTAGTGGGTCCCATGTCTCCAGGTTTGACCCCCAGTGGCCTAATCAATCAATAGATTTCAAAAGACCGTTAAAGGTTGTCCTTGTTGTTGTTGTTGTCAGACCTTTTTAAGCAGAACCCCAGCCCCACAAAAGTCCCTCTTACGGTTCTTAGTAAACCCCAGCCCCACAAAAGTAAGGAACTCCCGTCATGGCCCTAGAGTCAGGAACCTATATCGACAGCCTCAACGCTAGTAATCCAGCGTCTACCGATGGCCTAGGCCAAGCCGACGACCACCTACGTCTCATCAAGAGCACAGTCAAGGCGACACTACCGAACGTCTCTGGTGCAATCACAGCCGACCATAGTGAACTATCGACCCTCGATGGCTACACTGGTAATACTAACGACCTCAATGTCCTGGCTGGAGCCGCTGCGGCTGGTGTTACCTCTACAGAACTACAGTACCTCGATGGTGTGACCAGCGCCATCCAGACACAAATAGACACCATCAATGCTGCCTCAGGTTCAGCTAATGACTCTACAGTTACTATCCAGGCTGGCACTTTAATTGGGGGTGGTGGTAGCTTCACGACGAACCAAACTGGTGCATCTACGATCACACTCAACCACGATGCTGTCTCCCGTACCAACAGTACATCCAGCGCAGCCCCCTCAGCTGGCAATACGTTCACTGTTGTCGACCAGGTAACCTCAGACAGCTACGGTCACATCACAGGCGTAAACACCAAGACTGTCACGATGCCAGACCCAGGTACAGCTATATCTCTTACGGACCTATCTGTAGGCTCCGAGGGTTCCGCTAGTGGCAACGGTGGCCTCAGTTACAACAACAGTACAGGTGTCTTTACCTACACGCCACCCACAGCGGCTGGCATAGGAGCCCTTACGGCCCACCCTAACATCAGTGCAGCCTCTAGCAGTAACAACAGCGGTGACACCTTCATCCAGGACATCACCCTGGACAGCAACGGTCACGTCACTGCCTTAGCTGTTGGGACTGCATCAGGTACCACTACAACCCTGGGTGCCGTAGGGACCTACGCCTTCCTTAAGTTTGCTACAACAGCTGGTTCTTCAGTCTCAGGAAGTAGTCTCTACTATTCCGACACCAACTTGAATGCTGGTTCTAGTCCTAGTGGCACCTGGAGATGCATGGGCCATTCAACAACATCTGGTGCAACAGTATTTGTGAGGATCTCATAAGATGACAACGACAGTAGCTATTACAGAGTACAGGAACGCAAGTTCACTTAATGCAGCAAACACACGTATGGATGTCGAGATAAACCACCCCACCTATGGCTGGCTTCCGTACACCATAGACCCCTCCGACGAAGACATGACGATAGACAACTCAGCGCTATTAGCCCTCATAGGCTCAGACTTCGCGCCTTCCACCCAGGAAGCACGAGATGCAGCCACAGCCGCCAGCGTCAGGTCCACCAGAGACAGCCTACTTGCCACCCAAGTAGACCCCATCGTCAGTAATCCACTTAGGTGGAACTCTATGTCTGAACAAGAGCAAGCTGACATGAGTGCCTACAGGCTTGCGCTGCTTGATGTGCCACAGCAAGCTGGGTTTCCCAACACAGTATCCTGGCCTACACTTGCGTAAATAAGGAACACTAGTTCATGCCAAACCTACCGATCCGAGACCTAGGCTCCGTAGGTGTAGTCACTGATGTTGATCCCTTCAACTTGCCCATCAACGCATTCACTAGAGCTAAAAACGTCAGGTTCGACCAAGGTAACGTCCGTCGCTCCCCCGCCTTTCGTGATGTCTCATCAGTAACTGGGTTTACACCAGTGTTCATACACGGCGTCTACAACGCCACTGGATACGACACAGTGACAGTCGTCTCAAATGACTTCGATGTCTATGAGTTCTCCAACGGTACAATTACCCTGGACCTCAATAGTTCTTCAAACACCAGTACAGCCCAAGTAACAGCAACATCTCTAGCTAACGTCCAGTATCTCAACCGAGAGGACACTGCCCCAGTTTACAAGACGCCAGCCATGAACAACTACGCTTCCCTGGTAAACTGGCCCTCAGGATACACGTGTGGTGTCTTAAGATCCTACGGTGATTTCTTAGTTGCAATGAACCTCGGGGAAGGTGGGGCAAGCTACCCTACCAGGGTGCGTTTTAGTGACATAGCGTTAGCAAACAATGCACCCTCTAGCTGGGATGCAACGGATGCAACCAAGTCAGCTGGTTTCAACGACATTGCCCAGATGAACACTCCAATTATCGACGGTGCTACTTTAGGTTCTAACTTCCTGATCTACTCCAGTGACCAGGTATGGCTTATGGAGTACGTCGGCGGTACCTTCATATTTAACTTCCGTAAACTCTTTAGTGACGTAGGTGTCGTAAACCAAAACTGCATAGTCGAAGTCCAGGGACGTCATTACGTTTTTGACCAGGACGACATCTACATGACAGACGGCGTGTCTACCCAAAGCATCTGCGATGGACGTGTGAAAGACTACATCTTCTCCAGTATCGACACCAGCGCATTAAATCTATGCTTCGTTCAATATGACCCAGCGCGCGAAGAAATCTACTTCTGCTACAAGTCATCTGACGACATGGCTGAGTTTACTAACGGATCTGGATGCAACAGAGCAGCTGTCTTTAACTACGCTAGTAACACCTGGTCCTTCATGGATCTCCCTAACGTCTACGCTGGGACCAGTGCTAACGTCGACACAGTAGAGACCTATGCAACTGCCAGCGTCACCTATGACCAGGCTGGTTCTACCTACGCTTCCCAGGACGCTGGTTTTACCCGTAATGTCTTAATGCTATCCCAGGCATCATCGAGCGACGGTCTGTCTTATAGTAACATCTTCGGTCTCGATGGTATCGACGAAGGATCAACATTGGCTGGATCACTAAACACCAGCGCTACCAAGGCTATTAAACTTGAGAGAACAGGTATTGACCTGGACATAGAAGCCCAGCTGCCCCTCACAGGTTACAAGAATATTAGAAACATGGTCCCACAGTTTAACACTGTGTCTACCAACAAGACGTTCAACGTATCGATGGGAGCAGCCGACCTGGCAACTTCCAGCCCAACCTATGAGACATCTGTATCTCTAGATACATCTGTAGCCTACAAGGTCGACTCCAGGTCTTCTGGTCGATACTTGAGTTACAAGATTGAAACGCCTGACATAAAGGACTTTACGATCTCTGGTTTTGATTTCGACGTAATATCAACTGGGAGACGTTAAGCATGGCAACAAACACAGTTACCGACGTCACAATCACAACATACGTTAGACGTCCAACTCCCGTAATGAACGAAAGCTTCAGATTGTACGTCGGACAAGAGTTCCAGGCAATCGAGGCTGCAATCAACAGTATTATCCAGGGTACTATCCAGGTGGCTGACAACCCACCAGAGAACCCAAAGAAAGGCATGGTCCGTTATGCCTTATCTCCCTGGGACCCATTAGGTGATAGCTCTACAGGGCTTGTCGTCTACAATGGCAGTTCCTGGGCATCCTTTAGTCCATCTACTTATGACGACTTCCCCAACTAACAATTAAACAACATGATAGGAGCATCCACATGGTTTGGCCTGTAATTGGTGCTGTCGTCGGCGGTATGATGGCGAACAAAAGCGCTAAAGATGACCGCGCTGCAACTGAGCGCATGAATAATCAGAACAATCAGTATTTAAATGCAGCGATGCCTTATATCAACGAAAACCTAGGCAACGTGTCTAATACTTATAGAGGAATGATGGAGGTTGGTCCATACCAAGGTTCGTTTAACGCTGGTCCAAACCAAATGCAGACTGATGCAAACGCCCAGCTGTACGGCATGGGTAATAACATGGTTGACCGTGGTAACACGATGTACAACGCTGGTATTAATTATGCTGCTCCAGGTATGAGCTTCGGCAACAACGCAAACGACCTGTACAACCAGTTTACTGGCATGTCTAATACCATGCAAAACCGTGTTGGTCAGTTCGATGCACTAGCTAACGACCAAAGAAACTTAGCGAATGACTACAGCAACATCAGAAGTGGCATCGGTAACTATCGTTCTAACTTTGATGACCTGGCAACAAACAGCCAGGGTCTTACAGATCGTTTTGGCACCTTAGCTGACAAGGCACTTAATGATGATCGAATAGCGAGTGCAAACCAGTACGCAACAGATAACATGAACCCTATTGTCGACGCCATGATGCGCGACGACACACGCCAGCTAACGGAACAAACACTTCCAGGCATTAACCAGGCTGCATCAGGTTCTGGCAACGTCAACTCAAGTCGCGCTGGTATTGCTGATGCAAGAGCTACAGATGCATATCGTGATCGACGTGCTGACGTAAGCAGTGGCGTCTTTAATAACCTACGTGATACAAGTCTCAATCAGCAAAACACTCAGTTTGACCAGGGCATGTCTGGCACAGTCAACATGGCAAACAACATGACCAACACAGGCGGCTTCTACAACGATGGCATGAATACATTTGTTAACCAGGGCAACATGACGGGCAACATGGGTACTGCCTATGGTAATGTCGGTACTGCCCTTACAAATGGCAACAACACCATGACATCAGCTGGTAACATGCTTTCGAATGCTGGTGTTACAAACAATCAGTTAGGCAATGCGTTTTCTACAGGAATGAATACAGCTGTCACTGGCAGCAACGCATCGTTAACAGGTGGCAACACGGCCCTCGGCGCTGGTAACAACCAAAACAATTGGGACAACACACAACTAGATGCAGACCGCGCTCAGTATGATTACACAACAGGCTACGATTACAACCTAGGTAAAGATTACGGCAGCTTCCTAACTAATCCAGGTGTCTCAGGTAATTACCAAGCCAACTACGTTAATCCAACGGCAGAAACCTTTGCTGGTATGGGCGCTGGTTTCGGCTTTGGGAACCAATATGGACCACAGATAGGAAGTGCCATCGGTAACTCCGCTTTTATGAACCCCTACTTTGGCTACCAACCAGGCCAAATGTTTAACGGCATATAGGAGGGACACAGGATGAATCCAGCATTAATGAATAACCAAAGATTTACCCCAGGCCTTAACGGCGCACAAAATGTGATGCCAGCGCTATCCCCTAACGCACAATCACAACCAGGAGCGCTGAGTGGAAACGCTCGAGGCTCAGTGAAGATGCCCATGTACCCACAAAATCAGAAGATAGGTCTTGGTGAAGCCATGATGCGTATAGGGACATCTGGTCTCGGTCAGTCTGCTACTCGTGGTGGCTTAGGCGTCTATAACGCGATGGGACAGACGTATGGCAACATCATGGACTACAACCGCGCTCGAGACATGGACGAGTTTGCCATACAGGAAGCACAGGCCCTCGAGCAGCAACGTCGGTTAGACTTGCAGCGCAAGTTAGAGCAAGACGCTAAAGACGACAAAGGAGCAATGGGCCCACCTACCGCTGCTTACAGTGAGGCAGCTTTAAGTGCCATCCAGGCAGTTGAAGATAACCTTGCAAATGAAACATGGAACCCATTTAGCAAAAACACAGGTTTCTTTGGCAACATAATGCAAGCTCTTCCTGGCACCGCCGCGCACGACACCGCTGCTTCTATTAATACAATCGAGGCGGCTATTGGTTTTGACCGATTGCAAGCCATGAGAGACGCATCTCCAACTGGTGGTGCATTAGGCCAAGTTAGTGAAATGGAACTTAAACAACTAAATGCATCTTTAGGAAGCCTCAAACAGTCTTCCAGCAAAGAGCAGTTTGCGGAAAACCTCGCCGCCGTTAAGAAGCATTATATGTCAGCTGTCGCAGCTATCAAAGCACAACAGTATGAATATGCCCGTATGAATGGCTTACCTCTCCCAGGCAACAACCCATCTAACAATGGAGAAATCACCTTCGATCCAGCGACTGGTAAATTTAGTGATGAAGGGGATTAAAAATGCAGACAATAAAAACCCCAGATGGTCAGGTCTTTAAGTTTCCTGACACAATGAGCCGTGATCAAATAGCTGAGGCACTCAAACGCAGACTAGGTAACAAAAGTACGCAGCCGAGCCAACAGCCCGTCAATGGTGATACGTCTTTTGGTACTGCATTAAAAGTCGGACAAGCTCAATCAGAGTCTCTAGGGCAATCAGGTGCAGCATCCTTACAGCGCAATCTATCACAGGGCATATTTGGTGACGCTCAAAGATACCTAACAGAAAACATAGCTAACCCAGTACGAGAGCTTGTTGGTAAAGACCCTATCGACATCGATGCAGTAAACCAGGCAGAAACAAAACGCCTGGAGAAAGCAGCTGAATTGTCAGCTGAAGCAGCGCAAAAGCTACAAGATGATTTAAACTTCCAAAACCTAACTACTGGCGACATCAAAGACGTCGGATCATTCGTTAACTTTGTATCTCAAAAGACTGCCCAGGCACTTCCATACATGGGAGCAGCATTAGCATCAGGAGGTACACTAACGTACCCGTTTGGCGTCGGTGAGATTAGTCAGTCGCTCGATGAGATCGAAGGTTTAGACCAAGCACAGAAAGACGACATAGCAGCCACTGGTGGTGCAATCATGGCTGTCTTAGAAAACCTAGGTATCGCTAAGTTATTACCAAACGGCGTCTCAACAAGTATTATTGGTGGCATATCTAAAGGTTTTATTACCGAAGGAACGACAGAAGGTTTACAGGAGCTAGTCGTCATTGGTTCAGAAGCACTAGCTGGTAAGAAGTTTGAACAAAGTGAAATAGTTGAGCGTCTTAAAGAGTCTGTAGCAGCTGGTGGTGTTGTAGGCTCAAGCATCAAAGCGACATCCAATACTGCAACAAAAGTAAAAAGCTTATTTACCAGCGAAGGTAACTTAGTTGATCCTGACAGCATCGATGCAGACCAAAAGCAATCAGCTGCAAGTGTCGCTAAGATTATACGCCAGACTGCAAACCAAAATGGCTACAACTTAAGTGATGTAAATGCATCATCATCTAAAGGCGCAAAGCAAGCTCTCGAGGCTACACATGAGAATATCTCAGAGCAAATAAAACAGATATCTGGCAACAAAGTTATCAAAGACTTACTGTCACCGAAAAAGGCAGCAACCTTAGACCAGCTTATAGATGACTACACAGCCGCCCAGGTTGCACTACGCCAGGGCAAGAACAAAGTTAAATCTAAAGTAACTAAAGAAAACTACGACGCTATCATGCGGCTGCTTCCAGACAGCGCTGAGAAGACACAAATAGCTAACTTGCTTAAGATGTCTAACCAGGTCACCGACTTGTTTAACAACGGTCTTAAAGGCGGCGTAAGCCAGTACACAGATTACTTTTTCCCATTGGCACCCTCTGGGGCTGCTTATGACCCAAACAGGACTGCTAGTGCTGCCATAGGTACAGTTTCTGCTATAAGTACTTTCGGTAAAACCCTAGCCATTCCAGCGGCTGGTCGTTTAGTCGACGCCGTTACTGGAAGAAGATCAGCTGTCGATAGGTTTACACAAAAGAATGAAAACAGACCAGGCTTAGACGCTCCGTCAGGTAACTCTCTGATACAAGCCCAGACTGATGCAGAAGCAGCTGCACAACAGAGAGCAGATCAGGAAGCGCTACTGAAAGATCAGCGCAAAGCAGAGAGAAAAGAAACAAACCTAAAGTTAGCTCAGGTCGACGCACCACCAACTAAGGATAGTCCACAGGACACATTAGAAGTTGCTACAGGTTTAAATAGAGACAATGTCGCTAGAATATTAAGAATACTAAAAGCTAGAACAGACACACCTCCAACTCTTATTAAAGCGATAGAAGGCTACGAGAAGTCTGTAGGCGAAGGTGGGAAGCCACCAGATTTAAGTCCTCTTATACGGGCTGTACGACAATTCCAGCGCGACAACTCATCTTATTCTCCTCTAGACTTCAGACCAGGAGATCCAGATCGAGTACCACTAATAGGCAGTCAAGCTCCTAACCGTGTAAACGTAGACCAAACGTCTCCACAGCAACCCCAGGGCGGCGATGAGTTCGGGCCACAGTTTACAACACCCCAGAACTACAATCGAGGCATCGAGGACAATAAAGCATTTCGTCAGGATCTTGAAAACCGAGTTCTTATGAACCCAGACATCAAAGGTGACGAACAGATAAGACTTCTGTCATCTCTAGTTTACCTTCGTGACAACCTTGGGTCATCACCAGTGCCAAATGCACTACAAGAGATCCAAGACCTGGAAGACTCTGGAGTTGTGTCTCAAGAAAACATCGACACGTACGTTAGACCGTACGTTGACCGTATTATCAAACAGCAAAGACGTAATGCTCCTAAGATGGCTCTGGCACCCCAGGAAGACGTAACACCAGCGGCTCCTGTAAATGACCCTAAGAGACCGCAAGCACCTCTTCTAGACCCACAACTTATTCCAGAGCAAACCAGGACTGTCTACAAACTGATGAAGGTGCAAAAGAAGCGCCCAGGTGAAGTGCTACCTCTGTATGCCAGAAGTGGTGGAGACAAAGGACCAGCTAGTGGATACTCACTAGGCAAATGGCACGCCTCTGAGTTTCAGCGACCTAAGATTGGTAACAAGTTACTTTCTCCTAGATCAGGTATACACGGTGTAGAACTACCAGTGTTTGACCAGGGTAAAGCTAAGGTCAACGGTGAGCAGCGCGTTTGGGTTGAAGTAGAAATGCCTGTGATAAACCCAGATACACAAGCGTTAAGTGATGCTTCACTAAATCCAGATCGCGGTGTCAACGAAGGCATCCTCAATCGCAACCTAGATCCCACAGAAAGCTACGATTTTAAGACAAACCCTAATGCATCCCAAGATGCTCGAGGGTGGCCTATTGCTGGCTCTATGCGTCCTATACGTATTCTTAATGATGCAGAAGTTTCTCAGATCCTACGAGACAACGGTTTAGAAAACCAGGTAGACAACTCGTTTACTGGTGTCGACGCAACAAAAGCCCAGGAGCTTATGCAGCCACAAACGCCTGTTCGTATGGCTATGGCAGCACAAGAGGACATTCCAGTGCCTCGAGGCGAGACAACTAATATACAAATGCCTAACACTTTAGGCACTGCATTTGAGTTTGCCAAAAACAGTAACTTTAGAACAGGAAGAGACTTTAAAGTTGCACTACAAGAAGCGGCACTAAAAGCGCAAAAAGAAGAAGGCATAGACCTGTCTGAGTTGCGTGAAGAAAACGCCAACCGCTTATCAGACTATGTTGTTGCAGATGCACTTGAGGCTTTAAAGGACAATTCTAATGCTATCGGATGGTATGACCGTACTGTTACTGATGCTCTAAATACGTTGTCTGAAATCTATCCTGAGATCCAGACTGATCCAAAGAACAAACTACAGTTTATCTGGGCTTTAGCAGTTACTTCTAATGGGACAAAGGTAGACAAGAACTTTGAGTTAGCTGCAAATGCATACGACCATTTACAACGCACTGGTCGTTTTCCAACAGATATTGGTATTGGCGAAGCAGCCCGTGCAATAAATGGTGGTTTACAGCAATACCACACAATGATGGAGAAGTTTGAGCGAAAGACAAACAGTGACGAAGGCGATCATCAGCTACTAGCTGGCTTTATGAACTCACAAGTCCCTGTGAAGCAAATTGAACAAGAGTACGGTGTACAAATCAGCGGCGAAGGCAAGGGAACTTTAGTACGTGGTGCATCTATTCTAGGTCCAAAGATTGGCAACGGTTTCTTCAGTAACCTTTATGGTAACTTTGATGCGTTGACGATGGATCGATGGCTAATGCGTACTGTCGGTAGGCATCGAGGTACTTTAATTAATATCAATATGCCGATGGTTAAAAAGAAAACTGGTGAAATCAAAACAATGTTGAAAGATGCATCACCAGAAACAATGAAGGGACTTCGTCGTATCTTCAAACCTACTGGTACTAAGATTGGTAAAAACCTTTCGACTGAACAGGTTTACCAGTTAGCAGCAAGAATTGCTAAAGAGTCTGCATCGAAGCCCTGGAGAGAAAACTTAAATGGTGTTTCGGAAGATCTTAGGAAAGCTGGGAACGGTCTAGCAAAGTATTTAGATGGTCAGGTAGAAGCTCCAGCTGGTGCTCGAGAACGTGATTTTATACGGTCTGTGTTTCAGCAAGCGTTAGGGCGTCTTAATTCTGAACCGACTGTCACAAGAGCATCTAACACTGGATTAACAATGAGTGACTTACAGGCCCTCTTGTGGTATCCAGAAAAACGCTTATATGATAGTAGTAAGGCCCCAGAAGGCCAAGATAGTAGAGGATATGCAGATGACGAAGCGCCAGACTACGCAAACGCAGCAAGGAAACTTGTCGAAAGCCGTAAAGGATCTCCTAGCGGAAGTGGACTGGGATATGCACGAACAGCTGGAGATGGAAGAAGAGGGGCAGCCCGTCCCAATGCAAGACCAGCCCTCGCCCCAGTTCAAGACAATGTCGCTGGAGTCCTCGCGCAACGTATCCAGGGTGGACCCACCAGAAGGGCTCCTGTCCCAAGTACCCAAGAGGTAAAACAGTCAGCTGAACCCGTCAGGGCGCTCATCGAGGTTGGCAAACCTGGCGGGGAGTTTGAGAATGGCATCAAAGACATCAACCAAGTACGTAAATTAGCGGATGCAATAGGCATTACGCTGAATATGTATGATGACCACCTCAAGATGACTACTGACGCTGATGTTACTGGACGTGCTCTAGGATTATACAGACCAGACACCCAAACTGCTTTTGCAATGTCTCCTGTAGAGAACGAATCTGACATTGGAGATGTTTCTGAGTTTCAATCTTACATATATGCATTACACGAGGTTGCACACGGCGTTAATGATATGACTAACGATGCTTTTAATGCTCCTTATGGTTCCTATTCAGTTAAAAACGCAATGACAAAGCATGAAGATGAGGTCAGGCAAGGATCTTTTGATGGGCTAATAGCAAGAATTGCAATAGTTGCAGACAATACAAAACACCCAACTAGAAAAGTACTTAAAGAAATTAAAAAACTACAAGACAAGGGTAAATTCGACGGTAGGTCTGATGTAAGATACCAGGGCGGTGCAAAAAGAAATGAAAGAGCGCGTAGAGGTACTTCATACTACAATTACATTAGAAATGCGTCTGAGTTTGCTGTCGATCCTATGATCTTTTATTTGCATAATCCAAAACGCATGAAGAAAGAGTTGCCCGAGACTGCTAAAATGATCAGTAAGTTCTTCGCTAAGTCAGGCAAAATCAACTTTTACAGTCACCCAATAGCAATGGCTATAGCTGTCGTCTTTGCAATGCTTATGAAGCAAGAGCAAGAAGACGAAGAGCGTCGAATGATGCCACCACCAGGTGCACTCAACCAGCCAATGCAACCTGGATCACTATCAGCATAACATAAGGAGACAGTTAGATGGGTGCACCTAAGAACCCTAGAGCTAAATCTCCTATGAAGAAGAAGAACCCAAACCTGGCGAGACCATTTCACAAGAACCCTCTCGCACTTCAGCATCAAACACCAGAGGGCCGAGCAAGGCATAAAGAGATGCTTCGGACCCGAAAGAATAAGGGCGGTCGACCATTAAACGTCCCTGACGGTTACAATAAGAAAACAATCAAGCCAATCGTTGACCAGGCAAAGAAGGACGCCAGAAAGGCGGTAAGTATCATGAAGAAACAATATGAGATCGATGACCCACGCGCCGAGGAAGCTTTAGAGACCGCAATCGAGATCATGCGTACACCAGTTCACAACCGTGATCGACTACAGGCTGCAAAGCTGGTCCTTGATTTCACTAAAATCAAACCAGTAGCTAAATCTGAGATTACTGTGGGTAAGGCTGAGGAATTCCTCAGTTCACTTCTTGAGCCTACTGATGACAGTAGCGACGAGCAAGAAGAAGAAGAAGAGTAAGTCAACGATGGCTACAAAGGAGCAGCTTGCTGAGGTCCGTAAACGTCTCTATGAGGACTTCAGTTTCTACGCAAACGGTGCACTTAAGATCCGTACTAAGACGGGTGCCATTGCACCACTTAATTTAAAACCAGCCCAGAAGATCCTCGACGATGCAGTAACTGATCAACTAAAGACAGAAGGCAAAGTCCGAGTAATCATTCTGAAGGCACGTCAGCAAGGTCTGTCAACTTATGTTGGCGGTTATCTATACTTCAGCGTCTCCCAGCGCAAAGCTGCGAAGGCCCTGGTAATTACACACCACTCAGATAGTACTCGAGCACTCTTTGATATGACTAAACGATATCATGAGAACTGCCCAGAGATCTTAAAACCACACACGAAGTATTCTTCACGCCGCGAGTTGTCTTTCGATGTGCTCGATAGCTCATATGTTGTTGCTACGGCTGGTGGTGAGGCTATTGGTCGAGGGGAAACCCTGACCCACGTTCATGCGTCGGAACTCGCGTTCTGGTCTAAGACCACCGCCGCCGACAACTGGAACTCACTGACCCAAGCTGTTCCCAATACTAAAGGCACCGCTATATTTGTCGAAAGTACAGCCAATGGCGTCAGTGGGATCTTCTACGAACTCTGGAAAGGAGCAGTCGAGGGAACTAACGGTTTTGTACCAGTGTTCATCCCTTGGTTTGCAGACCCTGAGTATCGAGAGACGGTCCCTGACAACTTCGAGAGGACCCCCGAAGAACAAGAGATATCTGAAGCATATGACCTCGATGATGGTCAGTTGATGTTTAGACGACGTAAGGTTGCACAGAACGGCCTGGACTTGTTCAAACAGGAGTACCCCTCGGAACCCGAAGAAGCTTTCCTGACAACAGGTCGACCAGTGTTTAACTCAGAGCAGTTACAGAAGATTTTAACTACTGCGCGAGACCCTGTGGAGCGACTAGCGCTTGAGGGAGAAGACTGGCTAAGTAACCTACGTGGTGAACTAACACTATACAGGCGTCATGATCCTGGCGAACAATATGTTATAGGAGCAGACGTCGCTATGGGCGTCCGAGGCGGTGACTACAGTGTAGCCCAGGTCCTCGACAGTAAGAAACGCCAGGTGGCAACCTGGAGAGGTCATGTGCACCCAGACTACTATGCAACCGTCTTATATCACCTGGGACACTTCTATAACACAGCATTCACCATTGTCGAAAACAACGGTCACGGCATTTTGACGTGCACCAGGTTGGCTAAAGATATGGCCTATCCTAATTTCTTTACGGAAGTCCAGGTCGACAAGCTGACAGACAAGGAAACCATCAAGTTAGGCTTTAGCACAACAGCAAAAACTAAGCCTCTAATCATTGACGAACTTCGAGCCTCAGTGCGCGAAGCTGAGGTAGAACTCAATGACAAAACAACGATCCGAGAGATGCTTACTTACGTGGTAACTGAAAGCGGATCTATGGAAGCAGAACCAGGATGCTACGACGACTGTGTCATGTCGTTGGCATTAGCCAATCACGTGCACGAAGGTGCCTGGGAACCAATAGAGAGTGCAGATGACTATTATATTGAAATGGTATAATCACTATGGATAAAACAGAATACAAAGCGGTGGATGACGATAAACTCGTCACGATCATCGACGACAACATACGTCGTTCAATCGGATACTATGATTCGCAGATATCCAAAGAACGCCGCAAAGTTATCGACTTTTACAATGCATCTCTACCTAAGCCAGCCCATGATGGTAACTCGAAGTATGTCTCTATGGACGTCTACGACGCAGTAGAGAGCATGAAGGCTGCACTCCTGGAGACATTTAGCACAGGCTATAAGACGGTACGGTTTGCCCCTCAGACTGGAGAGGACACACGTATCGCTGACATAGCCACAGCGTATTGCGATTATGTAGCCAACAGACAAAACAACCTGTTCGAAGTTATGCAGTCCGTCATACACGACGGTCTTATAGCCAGGACTGGTCTATGTAAGGTGTACTGGGACGAGCGCACCGACAGTTACCTGGAGCCTATCCAGGATTTAACTGAGGAAGAGTTTGACACAATCGTCGCTCAGGACAACGTCGAGATCGAAGAAGTAGAACAAGATGAACTGGGTCTATACTCTGGGGATCTACGTATTTCCCAGGATGCAAGCCAGGTCGTCATTGAGGCCATTGCTCCAGAACAGTTCGTCATCGAGCCTCAAGCTAAATCACTAGAAGACGTACAATTCTGTGGTCATCGAACCACTATGACAATCTCAGAACTTAGAGAGGCTGGTTATGATGAAGAGCTTATTGCGAAGATTGGAGATCATGAAGATGTGGAAATGGAAACTGATCCAGAAGTGTTGGCAAGGCACGAAGAGATTGGTCAAGACCGTGGCTTCAACGCTAAGGGTTTCCAAGATCAAGTCAGGAGTATCACTGTTTACGAGTTATATTTGGACATCGATCTTGATGCTTCGGGAATTGCTGAAACGTACAAAGTAATAAAAGCTGGAAACGTAATACTTCACAAGGAAAGATGCACATACAAACCTTTCTGTGCTTTCGTTCCACTACCAATCCCACACTCGTTCTTTGGTTCCAACTTCGGGTCCAAGGTTGTCCCTATCCAGACTGCACGTACCGTTTTAACTAGGTCGATCCTCGATCACGCCATGATTACTAACAACCCAAGATACACGGTAGTTCGCGGCGGTTTGACCAACCCAAGGGAGCTAATTGACAATCGCGTCGGCGGCATCATCAATGTTTCCCGACCCGATGCAATCAGTCCCATGCTACAGGCCCCACTTAACCCATTCATCTTTCAGACAATACAGATGCTGGACGAAGATAAGGAAGACACCACAGGCGTCTCACGTCTATCACAGGGCCTCAACAAGGACGCTATCAGCAAGCAAAACTCAGCCGCAATGGTCGAACAACTGGCGACGATGAGCCAACAGCGTCAGAAGATTATTGCACGTAACTTTGCAAACAACTTCTTAAAGCCTCTGTATCAAATGATTTACCAGCTGGTCGTCGAGAACGAGCCTGACGCCAAGATCGTAGAGATTGCTGGTGATTACGTCTCCGTTAATCCAGCTGCCTGGGGCCAGAAGCGAGATGTCACCGTTGAGCTACACCTAGGATACGGTGAGCAAGAAGCCGAAGCACAAAAGTACCTGGTGTTACACGGCCTGATGTCACAGGACCCAGTCTTGAGCACAATGTACACACCGCAGAACCAACACGCCCTAATGACACACGTCATGGAGCAGAACGGCATTAAGAACGTCAAAGATTACTTAACGCCACCATCTGAAGTTCCACAAGAGCAGCCAGACCCAGCCCAGGAGATGGCAATGCAAGCTCAACAGAAACAACTGGAACTGCAAGAACGTCAGACAGCTGTAGCCGAGATGAAGGCACAGATGGACTCTCAGATTGCACAGATGAAACTACAGTTAGATCAGATGAAGGCACAACAACAGTTCGCACTTCAGTCTGACAACCAGGATCTCAAAGAGGCACAACTCGAGCACAAGCAAATGGTCGACAAAGCCGAACTAGAGATAGCGAGAACCGCTGACGACGTCAGAGCTATCGCATCACCAACTGGGTAACCACCAGTTTAACAACAGGAGTAACCTATGCCTAAAGGTAAAGGAACCTATGGGTCCAAAAAGGGCCGACCACCTAAAAAGTAAAATAACCTAGGAGAGACGATCAATGAATAATCAAGAAACTATGATTAAGTACGGCGAAGACTGTGAAACACTACTTAAGTCAGAACCTTTCACCCGAGTGATAAATACCCTTGTAGATCAAACCTTCCAGAACTTTGTTAACTCAAAGCCTGAGGACAACAAGGAACGCTCGATCACATATTACCACTATCGCGCACTTGTTGACGTGGTTAACACACTGAAGCAACAGGTCTCAGTCAAAGACGAGATACTAGCTAAAGCAGACAACGGCGATAACAGCCAAGAGGAAGTTTAGGACCATGTCTAACGTCCAGAAAGAAGCTACTCAACCAAGGGCATTTGAAGATTTAATGGATGCCTCCGACGCCATACTAGAGCGCTGGTCGGACGGTGAGAACCTATCCGAAGAGAGCGAAGAACTAGAGGCAACTGACGAACCCCCCGTCGATGAGACAGACGAGGACACGTCAGCTACACAAGATGATGACAATGATTATGAAGAGGTCGAAGATACCGAAGAGGACCCTGATGAAAGCATCACTGAAGATGAAGATGAACCAGAGACAGATCAAGAAGATGATGAAACGGAAGTTGAGTTGTCTGACGATACTCTGGTTGAAATACCAATCGACGGTGAGGCAAAACAGGCATCCTTAAAGGATCTAAAACGTCTTTACGGACAAGAAGCATCATTGACCCGTAAGTCTCAAGAAACAGCTGCCAAACGTAAAGAAGCGGAAGACGCTTTGGCAAAGGCAGACATCAGCTATCGGAAACTCCTGGAACGTGCGGAAGCGCGTATAAAGCCTTACCAAGAAGTAGACATGCTAGTCGCAAGCAGACAGATGTCGACTGAAGACTTCGCCGCATTTCGTCGTGAAGCCCAGGAAGCCGAGAAAGATCTAAAGTTCCTAAAAGAAGAAGCTGACGCATTCTACAAGGACGCCCAGGCACAACAACAAAAGCAAGTGCAAGAAGCGGCTCAGAATTGCGTAAGGGTTCTATCTGAACAACTGCCCGACTGGGGAGACGAACTGTATAACAACATTCGTTCTTACGCAGTCAGTCAGGGTTTACCTAGCGAACAAGTAAATCAATATGTTGACCCAGCGGTCATCATGATCCTCAACAAGGCACGTCTATATGATCAGACAAAAGCCAGCGCAAAAACGAAGAAAGCGAAGGCCAAAGTGATTAAGACTAAAGAAGGAACTCGCAAAGTTCTGAAGACTAAGAAAGCACCTAAGAACGACGCCGACCTACGGGTCCAGCGTAATAAAGATGCTGTCAGACGTCTGAGGAGTAACCCGAGCCGTTCTGGCGACCTAGAGGATATTGCTGATGCTCTAATGTCACGTTGGGAGCAATAAGTTCAACAATCTCAATATAAAAGGTAACAAACATGACGACCTTCACAACGTACGATCAGGTGGGTCGGAAGGAAGACGTATCGGACATTAAGTAAAGATGGTGTCCTTTCAGCGTAAGCTGTCAAAACAAACCGTGTGAACTCAGGGAACATCCTACGGGACAATCCTGAGCCAAGCCTCAAGACATCGAGGAAGGTGCAACGACCATCCAGAAATGGAGTAGGGCCAAGTGGCCCGAAGCGCACGGCCCCTGTTAACCAGGGTGATGATATGGTCTGCTCTATATGGCATAACATATAGCTGTCGAAAGACGGTCTGGTATTAACGACACCAGGCGAACAAAAAGCATTTCTGATATTACTCCTACTGATACCCCCATGTTCAGTCTAATTCGATCAGAGAAAGTCTCTGCTCGTAACTTCTCCTGGTTAGAGGACTCCCTCGCAGCCGCTGCGGATAACGCAAAAGTTGAAGGAGCCGACGCATCTATGGCAACTCTAACCAGTGCTACAGAGCGTTCTAACAACACGCAAATCCTAACCAAAGCCTTAACTTATAGAAGGGCCGCTGCCTAGTAATAGGTAGATGAAAACTCTGTGAACTCAGGGAAACTCCTAACATACGAAGATGAGGACAATCCTGAGCCAAGCCTAGTATTAACTAGGAAGGTGCAACGACTATCTCGAAAGAGAGTAGGGACAAGTGTCCCGAAGCGCAGAGCATCCCATTGGGATGGTGATATAGTCTCAACTATAGGGAACAACCTATAGCAGTCATTTTAGACGGTCTGGTATTAACGACACCAGGCGAAGATATTGTTCAAGTTTCTGCAACTTCAGACGCCATTGCCACTTACGGTAGGGCGAAGGAAACTGCATATCAACTTGGTCGCGCCCTTAAAGAAATTAAGAGGGACCTAGAAAGGGCGTATGTAGGCGTAGATAACGCAAAAGCAGCTGGATCATCCAGTGCAGCGCGTGAGATGGACTCAGCAACACAACAGATCTCAACATCTGTCGACGCTGGTTCTAACGCTACTGACGCACTCACAGAAGCTAAGATCCTAGAGTTAGGCGAAGACTGCTTCAACAACGGTTCTGATCCATCAGTTATGATGATCAAACCAGGTGATGCACAAATCGTCGCTGGCTTTGCAGCTGCGTCTGGACGTAACCGTGAATTCGCTCAAACGAAGACACTTGTTAACGTCATTGATTTGCTAGTGACCCCATATGGTGAGTACAAGGTGACCCTCAACAGGCACCAGTTAACAACCCATGCATTCCTGATTGACCCATCCATGTGGCGATCATGTGTGCTTCGTCCATTCTCCCGTACTCTTTTGAGTAAATCTGGAGACTCGGACAAGCATTTTGTGGTCGGCGAAATGTCGCTCAAGCACATGAATTACGCTGATGGTGGAATGATAACAGGTCTTTCCTAATCCATAAACCATAGCCTAGGCCCTTCGGGGCCTGGGTCCACAGATGAGGGTCATCCTCGTCGTCTTAGGGTTTTTGCTCTCCTTACCCTGAGATGACTTGGGTGGCCCTCTTTGCATTTCCCAAGG